ATGAGCGACTTCTCCAGACTGCGCAGAGCCGCAGCCGTGTCTGTTCCCGAAGCCGCGGCGAGACTGGGCGTCTCGAAGAGCTCCGCCTACCGCTGGGAGAACGGCGAGGCGCGGGCGCCCGACCACATCTTGGAAGCGCTCGAGAAGATCGCCGGCGCGCTCGCTCCGCGGCCGGAGCGTTTCCGGTTCATCGACCTGTTCGCTGGCATCGGAGGCCTGCGTCTCGGCTTCGAGGCGGTCGGCGGGCGGTGCGTGTTCACTTCGGAATGGGACAGGCATGCGCAGGCGACCTACCAGGCAAACTTCCGGGACGGCCCCGACCATGTCCTTGCGGGCGACATCCGCGCCGTCGCGGCTGAGGAGATCCCTGCGCATGACGTTCTTCTGGCCGGTTTCCCATGTCAGCCGTTCTCCATCGCCGGCGTCAGCAAGAAGAACGCGCTCGGCCGCGCGCACGGTTTCGCCTGCGACACGCAGGGCACGCTGTTCTTTGACGTCGCCCGCATCATCGCCCACCACCGGCCTGCGGCGTTCCTTCTGGAGAACGTCAAGAATCTGACGAGCCATGACCGCGGCCGGACGTTCAGCGTGATCATGCGGACGCTGGAGCGCGAGCTCGGCTATGATGTCTCTTGGCGGGTTCTGGACGCCAAGGGATTCGTGCCGCAGCACCGTGAGCGGATTTTCATCGCCGGTGTCCGGCGCGATCTTGGGAGGCCGGTCGATCTGGCGGCTCTCGAGGTTCCCGACCCATCGACGGGGCCAAAGCTCCGCAGCATCCTGCACCGCGAGGACGGGAGCGAGCCCGCCGATCCCGCCTATCTCGACGACGCTGGCCGCGTGCTTCCGAAATACACCCTCTCGGACAAGCTCTGGCGGTATCTGCAGGACTACGCCGAGAAGCACCGGCGCCGCGGCAACGGGTTCGGCTTCGGAATCGTGGGCCCGGATGACGTGGCCCGCACGCTTTCGGCCCGCTACTACAAGGACGGTTCCGAGATTCTCGTGCGGCAGGTCGAGGGTCGCAATCCGCGGCGTCTGACGCCACGCGAGTGCGCCCGTCTGATGGGTTTCGACCAGCCGGGGCGGGCGGACTTCAGCATTCCGGTCTCGGACACGCAGGCCTACCGGCAGTTCGGAAACGCTGTCGTCGTTCCCGTGGTCAAGGCCGTGGCCCGGCATATGGCGCCGACCATCGACTCCGTGGCCGGCGCCGACGGGCGGTGCGCGGCAGGCGTCGCGGCCGAATAGGAGGTCGGCTTGCAGCGTGAGCGTCTTTCCCGTCTGTTCACGGGCGTCGTGGTCAAGCGGCTGGCAGCAGTCGAAGCCGAGCCGGCCTCGTCGAACCAGCACGAATTCAACGGCACGCTGGCGCTGCGGCGACTGCTCGGCACGGAGCGGCGTGAGCGTATGCCGGCGAAATTCATCTGGCTGGGAGGCGAGAACGAAGGCCTCTCGTCCGACGGCTTCCTGACATGGTACGACGCGCGTGAACGGCATCCGACGCGCTCGGAGTGGCGGCTGTATTTCCCTTCGAACGAGGTGATGGAGCTGGCGTCGGAGGGCGACCTTCTGCTCATCGCCAAGCGACCGGACGGCGAGCTTCTCGTTGTCGTGGTCCCGGCGGGCTCCCAGCTCGAACGGGGCATCCTTTGGCTGTTCGACGTCGGAAAGGAGATTGGGAGCGGCTTCCTGTTCCAAGATGTCGGGCACAGCGACCGTGAGCTCGACTTCGCGGCACGGTTCATTCTCGACGAGCTCGGGATAGACGCCGGCAGCCCAGAGGAAGGACGGCTGGACGAACTGGCCGAGAACCTGCTTCGGGCCTCCGGCGGCAGATTCCCGTCGACGAGCGTGGTGTCAGGCTTGGCCCGCGCGGAGGCGGAGGCGCCCGATCCATGGGACGATCCGGACGGCGCGCTGATGGCGTGGCTCGACTTCGAGGAAGCGCTTTTCCGGCGCCTCGAGCGGGCGTATTTCGTCATGCACCTCCCGGAACATTGGAGCGCCGGCGGCGATCCCGACGTGGACGGAGTGCTCAAAATGGCGCTTTCCTTCCTCAATCGGCGCAAGTCGCGGATGGGCCTTTCGCTTGAGCACCACGTGGAGGAGGTGATCCGCGCGTGGCGGCTGCGCTATGACCGCGGGGCGTCCACCGAGGGCAAATCGAGTCCAGATTTTTTGTTCCCGGGCGCGCGCGAGTATCACGATCCGGCCTTCGATGCGCGGCTGCTGACGATGCTTGGCGTGAAATCGACGCTGAAGGACCGCTGGCGGCAGGTGCTCGCCGAGGCGGAGCGGATCCCGGAGAAGCATCTGCTCACGCTTCAGGCGGGCGTCTCCGTCCACCAGATGGACGAGATGCGGCGCAACAGTCTGCGCCTCGTGGTTCCGCAGAGCCTGCACGAGGCCTACGACCGCACCGCGGTGGGCTGGCTCATGCGGTTCCGCGATTTTCTCGGGCTGGTGCGCGACCGTCAGGCGCGGGCAGACGCTCCCGGATGACGCGGTCGAGCGTCTCCGGGTTCTCGGTTTCGCACTCCCAGATCACCACGACCTTCCATCCCGCGCGCTCGAGCTCCGCACGCGCCTTCGCGTCCCTCGCCACGTTGGCCTCGAATTTCCGGCGCCAGAATTCCGCGCGGGTTTTCGGCTCGGCCGCGTTGCTGCAGCCGGGGTGCCGGTGCCAAAAGCATCCGTGGACGAACACGACGGTGCGGTGCTTCGGAAGAACAATGTCCGGCCGACCGGGCAGATCGCGGCGGTGCAATCGGAAGCGGTAACCCATGGCGTGGAGAGCCCTCCGGACCCGGAGCTCCGGTTTCGTGTCCCGACTCCGGATCCGAGACATGTTCGCGGAGCGGGCGGCTGGGGTCAGGCGGTCCATGCGGAAAACGTAGCATCGAAACCTGGTGACGACGAAAGCGAGCCATGCGACGACGATGCCGAGCTCGACGAGTGCGGCTGCGGTAGCGCCATACATTCAGGCCTCCTTGTTGGGGTCGCTGCGGCGCGCCTGAGCGGCCCGCGCTCGAGCCTCCTGACGGCTAGGACCAGCATACTTGACCACCATCGCCAAGGCCTTGTGTCCGGTGATCGCCTGAATCTCATCATCGGAGCATCCGGCGGCGGCGAGCTCGGCGGCGGCGGTGTAGCGCCAGCCATGGATCGTGTAGCCGGTCGCGCCGATGCGCTTGCGGATCGACATGACAGCCCGCGCGGCCGCTGGGTAGCGCAGCGGGCGGCCGGCCTGATCCGCGACGATGGTCAGTCCGGCGCGCGGAAGCCCGTCCAAGTAATCGGCGATGCGAGGCGTGAACGGGATCCAAAGGCGCGTCCCCGTCTTGGCCTGGCGCAGCTCGATGCCGCCGTCGCGTATATGGTCCCAGCGCATTGCGAGGACGTCGCCGATGCGCTGCCCGGTGCCGATGCACAGTTCCATCACCGTCCGCGCGAGCGTGCCGGGTCTGGCCTCATCGGCGTAGGCCTTGAGCATCTCCTGCGGCCAGGGCTTGTGCGGGCCATCTCCCTCGCGGCGCAGCAGCGGCACGCCTCGGGCCGGGTTGTGCGTCATCCAGCCCATGTCGATCGCCTGCTCGCAAAGCACGGACAGGACCTGGACGATGTAGTTGGCGAAGCGCATGCGATCGCGGTTCTCGTCGCGGGCGCGCAGGACGTGCCGGCGCTCCAGCTTCGTCGGGTCGAGGTCGCCCATCGTCCGGATCGCCCAGAGCAGGACCTTCTCGTAATCCTGCCTCGTCCGAGGCGCGAGCCTGGTCCAGCGCGCGGACTGTCGATAGGCGGCGATCAGCCGCCTGAACGTGCGCCCGTCGGGCAGCGCCGGCGGGATGTGGCCGCGCTTGGCCGCCGCGTATCGCTCTAGGAAATCAGGGGCGTCAGGATCCGGCAGCGGGATGCGCTCCCCTGCCCGCTCGAAGTACCAGTAGTACTTGCTGCGGCCGCGCTTGCGCACGAGGTATGGCAGGTTGGGCTTCTTCATCACTGCGCCCTGAAGCTGATCGTGTCGAGCGAGCGGACGGACGTCGTCTCCGGCGTCATGTCGCCCTCGATCTCGATCCTGCCGCGCTCGTAGTCGACGACGACGCGGATGCGGCGCAGGCCCGCGCGCTGGGCGGCCCTGACGACGCTCTCGACCTGCGTCGACCGGATCACGCGGCGCGGATCCTTCATCGCTCCGCCTCCAGGTCCGTGGCCTGCTTGGCGCCGTGATTCTGCCGCGCCGCGGCCATGCCCTTTGGCTGGGCGCCCATACGGAGCGGCCAGAGCGGACATCTCACGCTGGTGCATTTTCGAACCTCGGCGGCCGAACCGGAGCAGCAGTCGAGACATTTCGCCCTGATCGCCCGCATGCCAATGAGCAGCGGCAAACCAGATGCCTCCCATTCCTCGGCCGTCACGTGTCGCGGGTCGCGCCCGATCAGGTTCCCGCCGTCGGAATCGAAGGGCGAGGATTGCAGAAGCGCTTTCATGCGGTTGCCTCCTTCATTTGCGGGCATCTTTCCCGTCGTCGAGCACGACATCCCGGTCCATGACGCGCATCGCGGCTCCGAACAGCGGGCCGATGAAGCCGATCACGGGCCTACCTCCGTCCAAGATGGCGCGGCGCAAGAGCCGCTCGGCGCGACCGGCGTCGCCGGGCTCTCCGCTGCGCGCCAGGAGATTGACGGCCGCGCAGGTCTCTTCGCCGTCAGCCTCGATGAGGCCGGCGGCGATCATGCGCGCGCGCGCGATGGCGAGTGACCTGTGTCCGATCGAGGTGATCATCAGGAGACCTCCTCTGGTTGCGCGATCACCTTCGTCATTGCGCGGCCTCCATCTTGCTGGCGCGAGCGCTGTCCAGAGCGCCGCGCAGGCGGTCCTTGACGCCTTCGATCGCGATTTGGCGGGCGGGTTTGCCCTGCAGCCGGCTGCGGGCGCGTGACCGGTCCAGCAGATCAAACCAATCGATTTCGTCGAACACGCTTGTCAGGTCGATCGACAGGAACTGCTGGTTCGACGCGATCGCGGCCAGCCAGACGGTCAGCACAGGCGCGTCCCAGATGCGCAGATGGGTGCCGTAATTGTCTGGTTCTTGGCCCGCCGCCTCGCTGGCGATCATCGCCCTGAGACCGGCCGTCACGGCGGAGGCCTCGCCATTCGTCACCATCCGTTCGATCATGCCGATCGCGAATATCTGGCCGCCCTTGCGGTCCTTGTAAGACGGGACATAGGTCATCAGCGTGCAGCCTCCGGCCTCGACGGCGTCACGCATGGCGATGGCCGCAGGATCGCCCGCCGCCAGGCGCGCGCGATAGACCGCCGTCGTGTGCAGGCGCGTGCGTTCGGTGTTCAGCCCATGAAACGCCTTGGCCTGTTCGCGCGGCGTCATCGGGATCATCATCGCTGGCAGGGCCTCGATGCCGCAGACAGCGGCCGCGTGCGCGCGGTGCTGTCCGTCCACGACCGCCACGCGCCCACCGTCAGACGGCGCGACGATGATGGGCTGGTACAGGCGCCAGTCCCAGTTGTCGGCGATCTTCTGTATCGCGCGCCGTCCAGCCGTCGTGATCTGACGCTGGTAGCGGTCGTCGATCACCAAGTCTGCCACCTTGGCCCAGATCAGGCTCGGCTGCATCTGGTCGCGCAGCTGAGCGGGATGGAAGCCGGTCGTGTCGATCTCTCGGAAGGTCATTGCGCGGCCTCCGCATGCTTGGAGAGCAGGGCATCGGCCTCGGCGCGGACAGACGCGTCGGCAGCCGAGATCTTGTCGGCGAAATGCTTGCGCGCCGCTTCGACGCTCACGCCGCTGTCGAGCGCACCGCGAATTTCGGCAACGAGAGATGGCGCCTCGGCCTTCGGCACCCCGAACGGATCGTCGTCGTCCTCGCGCGCCGCGTCGGCCTGCTCGGCGATCTCGCGCAGCTCGTCGATGATCGTGCGGGCGACGGCGCGATGGTCCGTGCCGATGGACTTCCACCATGCAGCGAAGGCCTCGCGCCCTTCGCGCGCTGCAGCGCGGGCCTCGTCCAGCATCTGCTTGTGCCGCTTGGCGTCGCCCTGGCCCTTCGCCCACTCCGCCATCCTGCGGCCGACTTCGACGCCGAGCGGCATGTCGGCCTTGAACAGCGGCTTGAACTGATCGGCGCACTTGATCTGGTAGACCGGGCAGCCGGGGTGCGCCGGGTCGAGGATCATCATCGCCGTCATCTCGAAGATCAGATCGCCGTCCGCGGCGGGATCCCACGGCACATCGGCGCGGCGCGTCTTGGTCTTGCGGGCGTTCCGGCCGGTCCTGGGATCCTGCATCACCGGCTTGGCGCGGGTGCAGATGACGATGTTCGTGCGGGCCCGCACGATGCGATCCACGAGGCGGCGATAGCGCGGCTTGACGTGCGCCCAGGCGAGCTGGCTGAGGCGGTCGCGCTTGCTCTCGTCGCCGCCCGTCAGGCGGTCCAGCGTCTGCGCGTGCAGGTCGAGCACGCCGCCGACGCCCTCCCAGGCGTGCGAGAAGCTGTCGATGACGAGCACGGGCAGCTCGGCCGCCTCGGCCGCGTCGATCACCTCGATCCAGCGCTCGGGGCCGAAGCCGACCATCTCGCCGGCATCGTCCACGGCCTTCATGTCGAAATGGACCATCTCGGGGAAGGCGTCGCGGTAGTGCAGCGCCCGCCGGTTCTCGGTGTCCACGATGCCGATGGGCGCGCCCTTGCGACCCGTCATGCCCTCGGCGATGCCGCGCGCGACCAGGAGCGCCGAGTAGGTCTTGCCGGAGCCGCTCGCGCCGCACAGGCCAAGCGTGATGGTCAGTGGATCCTCGATCTGCGTGACCGGGATGAAGCGGATATGCGCGGTCATGATGCCCTCCCTATCAAGGCGCCTGCCATTGCAGCGCCGTCTCGACGAGCTCGCGGGGCGGCGCGCCGCGACGCTCAAGCTCGGCCGCCTCGCGCTCGAGCCACTTCTCGGCCATCCACTCGGGCAGCTCCACGCGATGCACGCCCGGCGGGTAACAGGGCCACGATCCGCTCTCGAGGCATTCGGCCCACACCTGCCGCGCGCGCCGCATCTTCCGTTCGGCCATCTCCATCGTCAGGCCGCCGAGCTCGATCACGCAGACGCCGTGCGGCGGCTCCTTCTCCTGGAAGATGAAGCGGAAGCCCCGCTCTTCGCCGGTGGCCGCCTTCCAGGTCGCCAGGTAATGCGCGGCCTGCATGTCGTAGCCGTAGGCCATCACGGCGCGCATGCACGCGTCCGGGCTGGCGTTGGTCGTGGTCTTGAAGTCGTAGAGCGGCTCGTCCGGGTCCTCGGGCGCGTTGTCCACCATCGCGCGGCACCAGACCCCGTCGACCCGCGCGAGGGCGGTCAGCTCGGACCGCAGCGGGTCGAGGCGGATGCGGTTTTCGACCAGCGCCTGCTCGGCGATCATGGCCATGCGCTCGATCAGCTCCGCCTCGGCCGACTTGAGGGGCGTCAGGCCCCTGGCGCGGACGTCCGCGATGAATTCCTTCGCGGCCTTCGTCGACGCTGCTCCGTTCGCGGCCAGCAGGTCGTCGGGGATGACGACCCAATCGCCGCCGTCGCCGAGCACCGCGCGATGGGCCGCGCGCCCGATGTCGAACGTCTTGCTGTCGGTCGGCTCCCAATCCGGGTTCAGACGGGGATGCGCCGTCCAGGCGTGCAGCGGGCTGCGGTCGATCACCAGCCGCGCAAGCGTCGAGCTGAGCGTCGGCACATCGCGCAGCTGGTCGGCGTGGTATCTGTCCGCGCCGATGGCATGCACGCCGGCGGGCAGGATGCTGTCCATCACGCAGCCTCCTCGAACCAATCGATGCCCTTGTCGCGCAGCAGATCGACGAGGTGCAGCGCGAAAAGCGCGTCATTGGTGACGGTGACCTTGCCGGTCTCGACGTCCTTGAGGTCCCAGCCCCACACGCGGGAGCGATTGATCTCGACGCCGCGATAGGTGACGGCGCCAAAGTCGGCCAGAAACGCAAGAGCGACCATGCGGTCCATGTCCATGTCGTTCCTCCTCATCACGCCGTCAGATCGAGGGCGATGCGGGCCTGGCGCATGCGCCGGCCCCGCGCGCTCATCAGCGCGGCCCAGGCGAGCCGGCGCAGCAGCGGCCGGTCGCCGAACAGGTGCGGGTGCGTGACGATGAAAACCGGGGCGGCGGGCAGTTTGGGCATCTGGTGTCTCCCTTGAAGGTGGGGCCGCGATCGGCCGAAGCTTCTTCGGCGGCCGATATGAATACGTTATGCACCGCATGTCGGCCTGTCAATCCATTTTGCACCGCGCTTTTTTGGTCGCACGCGAATCAAGCGCGCGCGCCGGGCTGCCCACAGCGCCGCGCGCATTGCAGGCGCGCGAGGTGGAAGGCATGGTCGTGACGAACCCGCAGACTGGAGACAGCGGCATGAGCAGGGCGAGAATCACCATCGGCTTCGACGGCGAGGCGGCGCGCGGCGAGATGGAGGTCGCCGATCTGGCGCCGCTGCTGGTCGCCTGGGCCGACGTCCTCAAGGCCGCGAACCAAGCGGTGAACGGCGACCGCGCTTCGGCGCGCGTCGTCATCACCGCCACCGCGCCGGGCAGCTTCCTGGTCAACCTCGGCCTCGATGTCGGGGTCCTGGATCAGATCTTGGGGGTCATCGACGCCGCCGCCTCGCACCAGGATCGGGTGGTCGCGGCGAACAACCTGCTCGACGTCCTCATCAAGTCGGGAAGCCTCGCCGCGGGCGTGAGCCTGGGTGTTCTGGGGATCGTCAAGCGCCTGCGCGGCCGAAGGCCAGAAAGGACGTCGCGACACGCGGACGGTTCGGTGACGATCGAGCTTGACGGAAAGGAGCTGAAGCTTTCCCCGGCGGCCGCCAGGCTGATCGAGGATCCGGCTTTCCGAGAGGCCCTTGCGCGCTTTGGAGAGCGGCTGTCGAACGCCGAAGGCATCGATCAGACGTTCGTCGCAGACCAGGACGGGACGAGGTCATGGTCCATCAGGCGCAGCGAGGCCCGGTCCTTGCGGCTGCCGCCGCCAGAGGAGCGCGAGCCGGAAACCATGACGACGCGCCGCCAGGTATGGCTGGAGCTGGTGAGCACGCATTTCCGCGGCGATTACAAGTGGCGGTTCACCGACGGAGACACGACCTTCACCGCCACGATCGAGGATCAGGAATTCCTGCGAAAGGTCGAAAACGGGGACGTGTCGTTTTCGGCGGCGGACAAGCTTCTTGTCGAACTGGAAGAAGAGCAGGAGATCGGGAACGAGATCAGGAAGCTGGCAACGCGCGTCGTGAAGGTCATCCGCCACGTTCCGGGCCCGAAGCAGATGCGGCTCTTATAGCGCCTGGGAGAAGGGGATTCAGCGCAGGGCGATCAGCAAGGCTGGGTCACGCATCAGGGCGCGGCGTTGGATTGGAATCCACGCGGCGCGCATCCTCTTTTTTCCGCGCATCCTGCATTCGCCGAAACTTCGTCCGATAGACCCGCTGCAGCACCCACGGAAGCGCAAGTGACAGGAGCCCGGCCCAAATTGACATGGCCACAAGTATTGGGCGGGCATATTCGATCAGGCTGTCAGACAGGACGTCTTGGACGAGCACAAAGAGGCTTAATCCGAATGCTGTCAGCAAGAACAGGAATATCAACCATACGAACCACATTAAGTTGTGGTCTACATGGAGCTCTTCCAGCCGCAGTTGATTTTGCGTGAAGTGCCCGATCGCGACGAAATCACCACTCACCGCGAGGACGGCAAGGAGGATGCCGCCAGTAATGCTGAGAAAGGTAACCTGTACATTGAAGAATGCTGAGATGGTTTCGTAGGGAACACCTCTGGTCATGTACGCCGCTACGAATGAAAGTATGAGGCTGATCGCAGCCCAAACCGCGAGCCATTCGACCCGTCTGCCAGCATATCTATTTAGCGATCTCGCCATTTTTAATCAATTCGTCGCGCCACTGGGCAAGTTGGTTGAAGGCGTCAAGGATCTGGAAAGTGTCGCCATTTTCTTTGACATTGATACTTTTGCTCTGCCACAGCTGATTTGATTTATATTTTTTTCCGTTGCCGAGAACAAAAGTTATGTCGTCTTGATCCTGTTCCAGAAGATCCTGCGCGATCTCTCTGGCCAGCATATCAGACTTGCCCTGCGCTGAGAAACCCCGCTTGCCGACCTCTAGCCGAACGGATGCCCTCAGGTCGCCATCTTCGCCCTCTGCCCGCGGCTTGAAAATCATTCTCCCGAGAGCCGCCAGACCGCCGCCGTGGCCTCGCTCAATATCTGCCCGGGACGCAGCCAACTTGGCATCAATTGACACCACGCCATGCCGTTTGATCTCCTGCACAACATCGGGGGCCAATGGCTTCTTGAACGTCACCTTTTGAGGCGGAACCCCCAATTTCTGCTGCATATCGAATAGCAGGCTGGCAAGCAGCGCAGCGGTTCCCCGCCGGGTCGCGCACCAGAGCACGTTGTGCCTGTCCAACAGGGCGGCAACATGCGCCTGCAGGAATTCCTTGGACTGAGGCGGAGGGAATGCCTCTATGCCGGGCGGTGCGCTGTCGTCGACGTCCATCGCCAGCACCGCTGTGTCCTTGCGGGGAACAAATGCGCCGACCGCGATGAAACAAACCTGGTTCTTGTCACGCCAATCTATGAGCTGAACGGTCTTCTCCCCGTGCGATCCGGTCCACCTCTCGTGTCCGGCAGCCCCCGCGACCTCCTTGAAAGCCTTCTGAATGTCAAAATCCTGGAGAACCGCACCGCTCTTTCTGGCAGGGTCGTCAGCGCGGGCAAACGCTTGTTCGAAACGCATCGTAATCTTCACAGTCAGATCCTTTTCTCACACTTTCCCCTCCAGCTCCGCCGACAGCGCCATCATGGCATCGGCGCCCCGCCGCACGGCATGACCTCCTACCCGCGCTTGACCCAGGCGATCTCGGCGGCCCAGTCCAGCGTCACGTTGTGGATCGGGGGCGCGTTCCAGCTTTCGAGCGTGAACGTTCCATCCGGGTTCCGCCGGACGATCTTGACGAAGCGCCGCCCGTCCGGAAGCGCCACCACGCATTCCCTGCCGTCCACGCGATCCAGGGGCGCGTGGCGGTCATAGATCAGCACGTCGCCGTCCATGTAGCGCGGCCACATGCTGTCGCCCCGCACTCGCACCGCGACCGCTTCCGGGCCGATGCCGGGCGGCGGATCGACCTCGTCAAGCGCGCCAACGCCCTCGTCCAGCGTGAAGATCTCGGCGCCCGCCCCGACATAGCCCACAAGCGGCACGCTCTTCTTCTCCGGCCCGCCCGTCCCGAACAGAAGCCACTCAGGCGACACCCGGAAGGCGCGGGCGTATTTGAGCGCGTCCGGCCGCCTAAAACCCCGCGTGCCGTTCTCGTGATGCCTATAGGTTACGATCTGCCACCCGAACCGCCTCGCGGCTTCGGCTGCTGTTTCAAAGCCCGCTCTTTCCCTCGCCAAGCGGAGGCGCTCACTCGGTTCCATGAGCGGACTCTTAACCGCTCCTGCGATGCGAAAGGGATTGACAGTCTGCGCAAGACAATCCATTTTGCACCGCATGAACCAGCGAGATCTGATTTCCATTTGGGGGAGCGCCGCTGCACTCGCGCGGGCACTGAAAAAGCCCGAGGCGACGGTTAAGCATTGGTTCGCCCGCGGCTCGATCCCGGCGAAGCACGACGCGGCGATCATCGAGGCCGCGCGGCGGGCCGGGCACTCGGTCACGCCCGAGGACCTCTTCGTGCTGAGGCAGGAGATGGCCAGACGGAAGGACCGGGCGGCATGACATGCGCTCAGGCTGCCATTGCCCGCGACCTGGGGCGAGAAAACAGGGTTGCCGGGTCAGTCCTGAACGACGCCCTCGCGCGCCAACCTGACCTCTTCGGGCAGCGTGAACAGGTATTCGAGCAGGAGCCGCGCGAAACGCCTCGCTGGCTCGATCTCGGCCGCGCTGTCGAAGTCGCGGTCGTCTTCGTGAAGGGCGAAGTTGCCCTGGTCCTTCACAATCCTGATCCAGTCGAGCATCGGCTCGGGCAGAAGGCCGGCGTCTTCGAGGATGCCGAGCTTGGCGCCGAGCATCTTGCCGGCGAGCTTGTCGCCCGACCCGACCTTGCGGAGGATCATCGAGACCGCCCGGTCCACCGCCTTGCGGTAGTGGGCCGCGGCGCCGTTCCAATCCCGGCGGAGAAACGCCCTTTCGGCGTCGACCATCGCGCGCTCGACCTTCGGCGGGAGATGGGCCGGAACTTCCTGGAGCGGCGGGTTCGGCAGAACGCCGAGCATGGCGAACCCGGTCTCCTCCCTGACATCGACGAGCGAGACCAGCCGGTTTTCGTTCCTTGCAAAGTCCCGAATGCGTCCGAGCGGGTCATGCCCCGCCGGGTGGCTCAGCTTACGGGCTGCCGAAAAGTCGAAATAGACGATCATCGCCGAGTTGCACGCGCCGCAGATGGCGACGCCCTCGCCTTCGGCGCCTTCCGGCTTCACCCCGAACGCATCCGCGCCCGCCTTCCAGGCGCCTTTCATCTGGGCGCCGACCTCTTCACGTCCGCAGAAAGGGCATGAAACGATGAGCTGGACCGCCATCGACACCTCCGATCAGGCCGAGCGCCTGCGAAGACTCATCCGCGACGCGGCGGATGCGTCCACGGCCCACGCCAACCTGATGCGAGAGTATCGCATCACCTCGAGCGAAAGAAGGGCGGAGATGTTCGCCCTTCTGGCCTCGGAGCTGATCGCCTGGGAGATGCGCGCGCGCGAGGAGGGCCGGCGATGAGCGACGACATGGCCCTCACCGTCCTGCGCGCCAAGGTCCGGGCGCTGGTCTCGGCGCACCAGAACCTCGACGCGGCGGCCCAGGCGATCAACGACCGCTGGCCCGGCGAGCGTGTCTGCAAGGGGACGCTGAGCCGCCGGCTGAGCGGGGACCTGCCGCCGCCCCCTGTGCACCATGTGCTCGCGCTCGAGGACGAGCTGGGCATCTATCCCGTCACCAACTGGATGGCGCGGCGAGCCCACACGGTCCAGGAGGCGCCGGACGTCATGCAGGCCGTCGAGACGGCGGCCAAGGAGATCGGCGAGGCTGTCGCTCAGATGCCGCGCGCCGTCCTCGACCTCGATGACGCGCAGCTCGGGCGTGTTCTCGCCGAGATCCGCGAGGCGATCGAGGCGATGCGCGCGCTCGAGCGGGCGCTGGAGGCAAAGGCGTCCGCCGCGACGGTCAGCAAGAGCGGATGACAGGAATGCGCGGCCGGCCCGCTTCCGGGGTGATGCGCGTCGAGCCGGGCGGCGCGGCCGCGATCCCGGCGAACCTCCCTGACGGCGGCCCGCATGGGCCCAACTCCCCGGCGGTGCGAAGCCGCCGGGGCTTTTCCAGGACAAGCCAACCAGGCGCGCAACACTCGATGAGGGGAGATCATGACGATCATCTTGGGAATTGACCCGGGCCGCCGTGGCGGGCTGGCGCGGTTGCGCAGGGGCGACGGATCGTGGCGCGTCGCGGCCATCGACCTGCCGCAGACGCCCGCGGGCCTCCATGCCGCGCTGGCTGAGTGGACTCCCGTCACCTTTGCGGTCCTCGAGCAGCCGATCTACCCTCCGCACATCGGCGTCCGCAACATCGCCCGCATCGCCGAAGCCTACGGCGCGCTCAAGGCCATGCTGTTCTCGGCCGGGATCGCGGTGCGGGAAGTCACCCCCGCCCAATGGAAGCGGAGCCTGAACGTGCCGGCCGACAAGGCCGCCGCGCGCCGGAGGGCCGACGAGTTTTTCCCCGACGACGCTCACCAATGGACGCGCGCCAGGGACGACGGCCGCGCCGAAGCCGCGCTCATTGCCTGGTATGGGAGGCGCTGGGCATGAGTTTTCGATTGATGTCGGCCATCCTTGAGATCGGCCCAGCGGACAAATCCGAGCTGCTGCTCCTGCTCGCGCTTGCGGATTATGCGAACGAGGATGGCGAATGCTGGCCGTCCATCGACGGCCTGTGCAAGAAATCCCGCCTTTCCGCGAGGGGCGTTCAGTCCGTTCTCAGGCGCCTGGAAAAGGCGGGATGGGTCCGCATCGAAAGCGGCGGCGGTCGAGCCAACACCAACCGATACACCATCGTTCTGCCCGATGTGCGCGCCGAAAACCCCGCATCGGATGCGCCGTTTGACGATCAAAACCCCGCACATGATGCGGGGTATGATGAGAAAACCCCGCACGAGAAACACCGTTTTTCGGCGCGAAACCCCGCAGCGGATGCGCCGTATCTGGCAAAAACCCCGCAGCCGAGCGCAAAAAACCCCGCAGCGGCTGCACCCGAACCTATCATAGGTAATTGTTATGTGAGTGTGATGTGCGCGCGCGCGCGCGAGGACGATCACATTCCGGAAGACACGGCGCTGCCGACGCCGGATGCGCCAGGACCTCAAGCCGAGGCGTGCGATCTCGACGAGCTCTTCGCGGACGTCCTCCACGCGGCCGGCCTCGATGGCGGCCTCAGGCTGCCGACCTACTGGATGCCGCCAACCGCCCAGCTCCACATCCGGCGCTGGCTCGACGCCGGGCTGCGCCCCGACGAGATCCTGGACGTCGTCCGTCACCAGCGGGCCCGCTTCGACGCCCCGCCCACCAGCCCGAAGGCCTACGACCGGGCGATGCGCGCCTACCTCGGCGCCAAGCGCGACGAACCGCTCGAGGCCTCCCGCCACGAAGACGCCAACCAGCCGGTCGCCTCCGTCGTCGGTCCCGGCGGTCGGGTCTCCGAGGATTTCCTCCGCCGCTGCATCGACCGCGCATTCGAGAAGATCGAGCGCGAAAAAGCCATGGGGATGATCCATTGAGCAACCTGCACGCAGACGCCGTCCGCAATCGGCTCATGACTTTCCTTCGCCGCAGGTCCATCCCGCGGCACCTGGCCGGCAACGAGGAGGCCATCGCGGCCGAAATTGAATCTCTGGTCCGCCGCATCGCCGCCCACGCGCCGCGCTCGCTCGAGGCCCTCGACCGCTGGTGGCCGCAATTCGAGCGCCGGCTGGAGCTGACCGGCAACGGCCGCTCCTGGCCGGTCGCCAAGGAGATCGCCGACGCCGCCGCCAAGACGCCGCTCGAGACGACCGGCGAGCGCGCCGCTCCCGACATCGGATCGCACAGCTGGCGGCTGCAGATCGTCGCCAGGCGCATCCGCAACGGCGAGGCCGTCGGCGAGATGGACCTGTGGGGCGAGACCGCGGTCGAACTGGTGAACACCGGGATGGTCTTTGAGGGCGACATCGAGCGCTACCGCGAAGTCTTCGCAGCCCGGCTGATCGAGCACCTCGGCGAGGACGCCGCGCTCAAGGCGCTGCAGCGGCTCGAAGCCCTGCACGCAGGCGCGCAAGCCGCATGGCTGCGCCGGAGCGGCCGCGCCGGGTCGAGGCTTGCGAGGGCGAGCTGATGGCGGGCAGCGTCAACAAGGTCATCCTAATCGGCAATCTCGGGCGCGACCCTGAGGTCCGCACCTTCTCGAACGGCGGCAAGGTGTGCAACCTGCGCATCGCCACCTCCGAGACCTGGAAGAACCGCGAGACCGGCGAGCGGCGCGAGCGCACCGAGTGGCACTCGGTGGCGATCTTCTCCGAGCCCCTCGCCGACATCGCCGAGCGCTACCTGCGCAAGGGGTCCAAGGTCTATGTCGAAGGCCAGCTCGAGACCCGCAAGTGGCAGGATCAGAGCGGCCAGGACCGCTACACCACCGAAGTCGTCCTGCGTCCCTATCGCGGCGCGCTGACCCTGCTCGACAGCCGTCCCGGCCACGGCGACGCGCAGGATGGCCGGCAAGGCGCGACAGGCGGCGCAGGAGAGGCCGCAGGCGCGTCTCAAGACTCCCACAACCCGAGAGACGTTTACGGCCACTCAGCGGCCGCCTCAGCGGCTCCTGCGCACGACGACGCCGGGCCCGCAACCGCCAGATACGACGATCTGGACGACGAGATCCCGTTTTGAGGTCGGAGATGCAACACCTGAAGCCGACAAACCCACGCGTCGGGGCCGTGGTCGCAAAGATCGAGGCCGCGCCTCCTGGACAGATCGTCGTCTATCACGAAGGGCCTGCCGGATCGCTGCCGCCCAGCTTGGCGGAAGCAGTCCGCGCAATGCTCAAGGCCGGGAAATGCACGCTCGCGCAGCGGCCTTCAGGGCGGTCGGATCAGTGGGGCCGCAGGATCTGGCAGTGGGTCGCGGTCAGGACGTCATGACCATCCGCGCCGAGATCGTGGACGGGGGAGCCTGCGTCGAGCTGCACGGCGATGTGTGGCGGGGGCGCATAGGCGCCGACGAGATCGACGCATGGATCGACCTCTACAAGCGCCTGCGGGACAGGCGCAGGGGGCGCTACGCCGAGAAATACGCGCCGGCGCTGACGGAGCTGCTGCGCGCAAGAAAGACGCTCGCGGAGATGTGCGCCGATCACGCTGAAGGAGAAGGCCGATGATGAAGAAAGACCCAGATTTCGAGGCTGCGGCGAACGTCGCCTTCCGCGCAACCGGCGCCGAGCTGCGCCAGTTCATCGAGAGGCTCGAGCAGATCGAGGCCGAGCGGCGCGACCTTGTCGATCGCAGGCGCGAGGTCATGGACGAGGCCAAGGCGCGCGGATACGACGCCAAGGCCATTCGGCAGATCGTGAAAGAGCGCGGCAGAAGCCGCGAGGAGCTGGCCGAGGAGCAGGCCGTACTCCAGCTCTACCGCGACGCGCTGGGGATGTGAGATGCCTAGGCTGAGCAAGGAGCAGTGGGCCGACGTCAGGGCCGAGCGCGAGGCTGGCGCGACATTCCGAGAGCTGGCCGAGAAGTTCGGCGTCAGCGACGCCGCGATCGTCAAGCGCGCCAAGGCAGAGGGATGGGGCGACGGCTCCGACGTTCGCGAGCAGATCCGCCGGAAAGTTAGCGAAAAGGTTAGCGGACTCGTTAGCGGTGCTGACCCGAAAAGAAGGGCCGAGGCGCTCGACAGGGCCGCCCAGCGCGCGGCCGAGGTCATCGAGCGACACAAGGCAGACTGGGAGCAGCACCGCCAGCGTTTCGGGGCCGTCACGACCGATTTCGAAAGCGGAAAGCACGCCAAGATCAATGCCGAGATGCTGACCATCCGTCAGCGCGGCGAGCGCTTGGCCTGGGGGCTGGAGGACACCAACCCGGCGCCGAAGATCGAGATCAAGCGGGAGTGGTGATGGGCGAGGCCATGGAAATCCGGATCGCGCCGCCCGAGCTGCACCCGGGGCAGCGCCGGATCCTGGACGATCCGGTCCGCTTCAAGGTCGCGTCATGCGGGCGGCGCTTCGGCAAGACGCGTCTCGCCTGCGAATGGCTGACGCTTCTGCCGGGCGCCGCGATCGAGGGCAGCCCGGTCGCGTATTTCGCGCCGACCTACAAGCTGCTGTCCGAGGTGTTCGGCCTGATCGAGCGCACGATGGCGGGCGTGGCGAAGCGCGTGAACCGGCAGGAGATGCGGATCGAGCTGGTCACGGGCGGGGTCGTCGACTTCTGGACGCTCGAGGACCCGGACGCCGGGCGCGGGCGGCGCTACCGGCGGATCGTGATCGACGAGGCGGCCCATGCGCGGCATCTGCGCGACGCGTGGGAGCAGGCGATACGGCCGACGCTGACGGACTTCCGCGGCGAGGCGTGGTTCATCTCGACGCCCAAGGGCCTGAACTTCTTTCACGATCTGTTCCGCCGCGGCGAAAGCGCCGAATACCCGGACTGGACGTCCTTCCACATGCCGACTGCGGCGAATCCGCACATCGCGCCGGAAGAGATCGAGGAGGCCCGCGCCCAGCTGCCCGAGCTTGTGTTCCGGCAGGAATACCTGGCCGAGTTCGTCACGATGGGCGCCGGGCTGGTCAAGCCGGAGATGATCCGCCTCGGCGCCGCCCCGCGCGACCTGCCGATCACGCTTGGCGTGGACCTTGCCATCTCGACGCGGGACGGCGCGGATTTCACGGCCATCGTCGCGATGACACGGGACCCGAAGACAGGGACGGTCTACGTGGTCGAGGCCGAGCGCTTCCGCGGCGAGTTCAGGGAGATCGTCGAGCGCATCAAGGCATCGGCCGAGCGCCACCGGGCGAAGCTGGTCGCGATCGAGCAGACGCAGTTCCAGGCGGCGGTCGTGCAGGAGCTGGCGCGCACGACGAAGCTGCCCATCCGCGGGGTGCGACCGGATCGCGACAAGGTGACGAGGTTCCTGCCGCTCCTGACGCGCTACGAGCAGGGCATGGTCGTGCATGACCTGTCTGGCGTGCCGCCCTGGTTCCGCGACGAGCTTCTCGCCTTCCCAGAGGGACAGCACGACGACGGCGTCGACGCCGCCGCGCATGCGTTCGCCGCGCTCGGCATGTCGTCGGGGCCGGTGGTCATCCCCGGCCGGAGGGTGTTCTGATGGCCCTGTGCGCGACGATGGAGATGCTGGCCGAATACGTCGGCCCGAAGACGGCGCTGAAGCTTGCGGAGGCCTTCGGTGGCACCGATCTTCGCGTCCCGAGGCGCCGGGCTGGAAATACCTGGGCGAAACTGGTTTCGGCCCTTGGCGATGAAGAGGCAGCGCGATTCGTACACCTTTTTTCCGGCGAGCGTATCTACGTTCCGACCAACGCGGACGGACAGAGAGAGCAGCTGAGGAACGCCATCATTCGCGAACTGCGCAATGGGCGCAGCCCCGAAGAGGTTGTCGCTAACGTTCGTACGATCGGCCCAGTGAGCGTAAGGCACGTCCGCCGGATCGCCAGAAATGTCCGACAGGAGATCGAAGCGCGCCAGATGCAGTTTGCGAGTCTGCCTCCTAAGAAGTGATCCGATAGCCATCTTTTTGTCGGACAGAGGTCCGCCAGATTTGAGCGCTGCAGTATGGCATCGTCACTGCATGGCACGCACACCTTCCACACTCACCTCCGCAATCTCCATCGAGCGCGTCCTGTCGCGCTTCACATGGATCGGGGACGCGGACGAGCTGCTTCACCGCCTTGGCGTCAGCCGCGCAGCCCTGCGGCAGGTGGCCGACGACGACGAGGTGGCTTCGGCCCTCGAGACGCGGAGACATGCGGTCGTCGGCACGCCATGGCGCATCGAGGGCCAGCGCGCGCGGGCGAGAGATTTCGTCTGGTCCGAGATCGAGCCTCACGCCGTGGATATGATGGAGGCGATCTGGGAGGCGGTCCCCTACGGATACGCAGTCTTCGAGGTCGTGTTCGCGGATCGCGGCGGCGGGCGCATCGGCATCGAGCGCATCGTGCGGCTGCCGTTCGACTGGTACGTCGTGCAGCCGGACGGAACGCTGCTGCGCCGCGACACGATGCAGCCAGAGGACGTGCCGGAGAAGTTCTTCTTGACCGTCCACAACGGCTCCATCCGCAAGCCGATGGGCGAGGCGCTGCTGGCCAAGGCGTGGTGGCCGTGGTTCTTCCGCACGCATGGCTGGAAGATGTGGTCCAGGTTCCTCGAGAACACGGCCGTGCCTCTCCTGGTCGGGCGTTCGGCCACGGATCGCGAGGCGGTGATCGAGCAGCTGAAGGCCATCACGTCAGGCCCGGCTGTCATCGTCGGCCCGGACGAGGACGTCCAGCAGCAGGGCCAGTCGCCATCGCGAAACTTCGAGGCCTTCGAGGAGGCCTGCGCGCGCCGGATCCAGCGGCTGATCCTCGGCCAGACGCTGACGTCGGGCACCGACGGCGGATCGGGCAACCGCGCCTTGGGCGAGGTGCACGAGCGCGTGCGCGAGGAAAAGCGCCGCGCCGATATCCGCGTGGTGGTTCGCACGATGCAGACCGTGGTCGACCGCCTGTCGTGGCTGAACGGCTTCGGGCGCGGGCTGTCGTTCGTCATGGAGGATGCCAAGAGCCTCGAGGCCGACCGCGCGTCGCGCGACGAGGTGCTCTGGCGGCAGGGCGTCCGTTTCACGCCGCGCTACTACGAGGAGAAATACGGGCTTGAGCCCGACGATTTCGCCATCGATCGACCCCAGGACGGAGGCCGGGCGGCGTTCTCGCTCTCCGCCGGACAGCAGCGCTTCACCGACGGACAGCAGCGCATCGAGGACGCGATCGCTGGCCTTTCGGAGGCGGCGCATGGCCCGATCCCGCCGGAGGCCATCGCATCGGCGATACGCGGCGCGCGGGACAAGGCCGAGCTGGCCGCGCGGCTGGCGGTCGTGGCCGCCGGCGCCGATGACCGCACGTTCAGGCAGATGCTGGAGCGCGCGATGATGGCGGCCGACCTCACGGGGGTCGTCGAGGCGGAACGCACCGCGGAGGATTGAGATGCCCGCAGCGGATGGCGGCGGCATCTCGTTCGATGCGCCGTTCCACATCCAGATCGCCCAGGCGCGCGCCCTGGCGCCGATGCTGGCCGAGGCGTTCTACGGGCTGACGCCGGAGAAGCGCGCGCTGGCGTTCACGGTCTCCGGGCTGGCGCGCCTCGACCAGGTGCAGGCGGTCGCCGACAGCCTTATCCGGGCCGAGGAACAGGGCTGGTCATTCTCCAGGTGGAAGGCCTGGGCCGAGACGCAGGAATGGACTCTGCCGCGCCACCGGCTCGAGACGATCTTCCGCACGAACCTGCAGACCAACTACATGGCCGGGCATTGGCGCAATTTCGAGCTGGCGCGCCGGTCGAGGCCCTGGCTGATGTTCGACGCCATCAACGACAGCCGCGTGCGCCCGAACCACCTTGCGCTGGATGGCGTGATCCGGGCGGTGGACGATCCGGTATGGGACAGGATCAGCCCGCCGCTCGGCTTCAATTGCCGCTGCACGCTGCGCTCCCTGTCGGATCGCGCCGCGCGCCGGCGGGGCGGACGGACGCAGGTCGTGCCCGCCGAGGGGCGGGCCGACGGCGACGGGTGGGGGAGGCGGCCGGCCGGTCAGCGGAGAGAATTGGCCGCCGCCGCGGCACGGAGAATGGAGCAGGCTCCGGTGCTCGCGGGCGACAGTTCCGCCATGCGGCGGTTTCGCGCGCTCCTGTCGGGGGCTGACGCCGGCATGGTGACGCCCGAGATCCTGCGCGAGGCGATCGGAGACGCGGTCTGGGATGCGGCCGTCGAAGCGTTGGCTGCGCGTGACCTGCCGCCCGAATTTCGCGACCTGACCGAGGTGGAGCGCGTCGCGCTTCACATCTGGACTCGCGACGTCGCTCGCGATGCCTGGTTCAGGCGGATCAATGCCTTCCTGCGCGCCTCCGAGGCGCCGACCGACGCGGCGTTGCTTCCGTTGATCGTCGCGATGCGATCCGGGCTCGCCAAGCTGCCGCCAGCGCGCCGCCCGCTCCTGTTCCGGGCGGAGAAGGTCGGTCGGAAAGGCATCGAAACCTATCTGAAGCGTTTCCCGGAAGGAAATGCGATCTCTCCTGGCGGGTTCATGGCAACGACGCCGCACCATGACCGGATCTTGAAGGGTTCGGTGACCATCGTGGTCGATGGGAACGCAGGGAGGTGGATCGGTCCGCTGTCGGCCTATCCGGAACAGGATGAAGTTCTGTTCGATCCCGCCGCCGCGTTCATGGTAGACCAAGTGATGAGGACCAAACATGGCGCAGTCGTATGGCTGAGACAGTTGTGAAGATCACGCGCTGGACCACGGGCCACACGGTCATCGAGGACCGCCGCAGCCCGCGCGCCCCGCTCAGCGAGCGAGAACGGGCGCGCTTCGAGGCCGCAACGGCCATGATCGAGCGCGCCCGCGAAGAGGCGATCGCCAACGGCGAGATAGATCCGGAGAAGCTCGAGGACGACAGCGACCTGCCGGAAGGGGATCGCGCCCTTCTGGCCCGCATGAGCGACGTCGGCGAATGGGTCGGAGAGGTGATCGAGCTCGACGAAAACGGCGACGTCATCCGCCGCTATGCCATCGACGAAAACGGGAATCCCGTGGCCGACCCGTGAATTCGCGGCGGTCCGCCCCGGCGCCATGGCTGAAGGCGGTTCGGGGCGGCGGATTTCAATCGCTCACGTCGCGGGAGGATGCCGCTCAACGACTCCTGGAACGCCGTGGCCGACCGATGAGGGCCGCTGCAGCCGCTTCGTAAAGTCCCAGCAGATGCTCGGCCCGATCGAGTTCCGAGCCGAAGCCCTGGCGGCGGTAGAGGCGGTCGATCGCGCGGTCCAGCGCGCGGTGGGCGGCGCGCAGGTCGAGAAAGGTCAATTGAATGACGACGCCCCGCAAGGTGCTGCAACACCGTGCGGGGCGGGAATGGGGTTCAATCAACCCCGGGGACTTGTCCGGTCCGTCCCCATAGATGCACGAAAACTCGTGGACGGCAACAGAAAAATCTCCGCTCGGAGCACGCTCCAATCGCACCGCCGCACCGGCGAAAAACATCTAAGTCTGTAAAATAGCTTGATAAAGTTGTCGGACCGGTGTCCGCACAACTCGCTTCGTCGTGTGTGTCACGATCTCGCCGGAGACGGTGCAAGGGGAGACCGCGCATGAGCAACACCACCCAGCGGACGGCGAGCGTGACGTTCGCGGTCAGCCACGAGAGCCAGGAGGACGGCCCCGTCCGCTTCCATGGCGTGGCCTATTCGGGCAACCCGGTCGATCAGCACGGGCAGAGGTTCGTGGTCGATCTGTCCGCGGTGCGCGAGGCCGAGATCCCAATCCTCACCGACCACGACAACGAGATCGACGCCCTGGCAGGCAAGGGCCGCATCTTCGTGGCCGAAGCCGAGGACGGCGGGCGGGAGCTGCGCATCGAGGGCCAGCTGTCGCGCACCACCGGGGCCGGGCGCCAGATCTCCGGGCTTCTGGCCGAGGGCTTCCCCCTGCGCATGTCCATCGGATTCAAGGCCAGATTCGAGGAACTGAGCGACGAGGCCGAAGTCAACGGCCGACCGGTGCGCGTGGACTTCGTCCTGCGCGATCCGATGATCCACGAGGTGTCCTTCGTCGCTGTCCCCGCCGACCAGTTCGCCGGCGTGCGCGAGGTGATGATGTGCGCCGATCTCGAGCCTCAGCAGGCCGACGCCGCGCCGCAGGAGGATCCCGAGCGGGCAAGCCTCGAAGCCGAGCTTGCGGCCGCGACCGCGCGCGTCACCGAGCTCGAGGCGCAGATCGCCGAGATGCGCGCCGAACTTCGCAGGCAGCGTCTGAGCGCGGCGTTCGCATCCCATGGGCGCGAGGCGCCCGACGACATCGGCCCTTGGGTCGAGATGAGCGACAAGGCCTTCGATGCCGCGCTCGCCGCCCTGTCCGAGGCCGGAGCGAGGCCGCCCGTCGATCCGAAGCTGTTCCGCTCGTCCGCGATCGACCGCGCCTCGAGCGGCGGCATCGAACCGTCCGACCGCCTGTTTCAAGCGGTCGAGGCTCTTTCAACGCGCAATCGGGTGAACTGACATGCCGACCTACCTCAAGCAGACCGCAGGCGCATTCGTGAAGTACGAAGCGCCCATGGGCTATTCGCGCGACGAAGTGACCGTCGTCGCAGGACAGAACCTGACCGCCGGGACCGTGGTCGGCCGCATCGCCGCCAGCGGCAAGATCAAGGCGTGGGATCCGGCGGCCACCGACGGCTCCGAGACCGCAATCGGGGTCATGGCGGCCGATGCCGACGCGACGAACGGAGACGTGCAGTCCGTCATCGTGGCCCGCCATGCCATCGTCGTGGACTCCGACGCCCTCGTCTGGGTGGGCGCGCCCACTCAGGCGCAGAAGGACGCCGCCGTCGCCAGCCTGGCGGCCGCCGGGATCCTCGCCCGCAATACCGCCTGACGGAGGATATCACATGCTCACCGACGCCTTCGATTCCGCCACTCTCACGGCCGCGATCAACAGGTTCCCCGTCCAGTGGGGGCGCATCAACCAGATGGGCCTGTTCGCCGACGAGGGCGTGCGCACGCGCGAAATCCACATCGAGGAGCGCGCGGGAACCCTCGCGGTGCTCGATGCCCACGAGTGGGGCGGCAACGGAACCGTCGCCGCGCCCGAGACGCGCCTTGTCCGCGCCCTGCACATCCCGCAGACGGTGCACAACGACAAGGTCCTGCCGGACGACATCCAGGACATCCGCGCCTTCGGCTCGGACAGCGCGCTCGAAAGCGCGCAGGGCGTCGTCGCGCGGCGGCTGCAGCGCATGCGCGCCAAGCACGACATCACGCTGGAATGGCGCCGCATGGGCGCGCTGAAGGGCGTCGTCGCCAATGCGTCCGGCTCGACCATCGTCGACCTGTTCAGCGCGTTCAACGTGACGCCCGTCTCGATCGACTTCGAGCTGGGCACGGCGACGTCCGACATCCGTGCCAAGTGCGAGCAGGTCGTCGACCAGATCGCCGACAATCTCGGCGACGACGCCATGACCGGCGTGCGCGCGCTGGTCAGCCCCGACTTCTGGCGCCGCCTCGTGACCCACGCCAACGTCGAAAAGTTCTTCGTCAACTGGCAGAACGCCTCGGTTCTGGCGTCCGGCGAGACCAGGCGCGGCTTCACCTTCGGCGGCGTCACCTTCGAGGAATACCGGGCCAATATCGGCGGGCAGGCCTTCCTCGCCGCCGGCGAAGGCCATGCCTTCCCCGAGGGCACGATGGACACCTTCGCGACCTACTACGCGCCGGCCGACTTCAACGAAACCGTCAACACCATCGGCCAGCCCTTCTACGCGAAGGTCCGCCAGGTCGAGTTCGAGCGCGGCTACGAGCTGCACACGCAGTCGAACAGCCTGCCCATCTGCAAGCGCCCGGCCGTCCTGGTCCGGCTGTTCAGCTCGAACTGATGGAGGACGCCATGCAGGTGAAGCTGCTCGAGGCCATTCAGAACGGAACGCAGGTCATCAACGCAGGCTGCGTGATCGACCTCCCCGAGGCCGAGGCCAAGGCGCTCATCCGCGAAGGCCGCGCTTCGGCCGTCGCGCAGGACGACGCCAAGGCGAGCGCCGGCAAGGCGAAGCCGGGCGCCAAGTGAACGAGGTGAGGGGTGGCGATCATCGAGAAGGTCGATCTCGAGGCGCGCTTCGGGCCCGATGAAATCGCGCGACTGTCGGATCGCGACGCCGACGGGTTCGAGGACGCGGGCGTGATCGATGCGGCCATCGCCGACGCCGAGGCCGAGACCGTCGCGCGCCTCGGCCCGGCGCTCTCCGGCCCGCTGCCGTCGCCGGCGCCCGAGATGCTCAAGCAGATCGTCGCCGTCATCGCCCGCTACAACCTCGCCCGGCGCGACGTCGAGCCCGAGCACCCCTACTACGTCGCCTACCAGGATGCGGTCGCCACGCTGCGCGACGCGGCCGCCGGCAAGGTGGAGCTGGCCGACCTGTCCGGCGCGCCCGTGTCCGCGCCCTCGCTGATGGCGTTCGGCCCGAGCCGCAGCTTCACCGACGACGCGCTGGCGCCGATGTTGCCGAGGTGGCCGCGATGATCACCGTCACGGTCGACGACGAGGCGGTCCTGACGGGATTGCAGCGGCTTTCCGGCCGGCTCGACGACATGCGCCCCGTGATGGCGGAGATCGGCGAGGCCCTGCGCGAGGCCTCGATGGAGGCCTTCGCCGACCAGTCGTCGCCGGAAGGGGCGGCGTGGCGGCCGCTGAGCCCCGTCACGATCGCGAGGCGGCGCGGCACGGCGCATCGCATCCTGCAGGACAGCGGCGTCCTGCGCCAGAGCATCACGCGCGACGTCGACGGCCCCCGCAGCGTGGTCGTCGGATCGCGGGTCGAATACGCCGCCACGCACCAGTTCGGGGCGCGGAAGGGGGCGTACGGCCGCACCTCGCGCGGCGCGCCGATCCCGTGGGGCGACATCCCGGCGCGCCCGTTCCTGGGCGTCTCCGAAGAGGCGCGCGCCGAGGTGCTCGACGCCGTCGCGCAGTGGTTGGAGGACGGGTCGTGAGCGTCGTCACGGACGTGGCCGAGCGGCTCGAGGCCTCGGTCCAGCAGCTGGCCGGGCGCGTCGGCACGGCGTTCGACCTGAGCCTGCTGATGGGGCGAGAGATGCGGCTCGCCGCCTCGCCTTTCGCCTGGGTGCTGCCCGGCGCGATCGTGGGGCGCTCGGATCAGGGCATCAGCGGCGCATGGCGTCAGCCCGTCTCCAGACAGGTTTCGGTCGTGCTCGCCATCAGGGCGCAGGACGGACAGGCCAAGGCGGACAGGCCGGACATCGAGGCTCTGATCGCGGAAGTCATGGCCGCGCTCCTGGGCTTCGAGCCGCCGTCCATCGCCGCGTCCGCGCGCGGAACCATGACGCTTGTGCGCGGCGACCTCGTGTCGATCCGCGCCGGCGTCGTCATCTACGCCCTCGATTTCGCGGTCGAGGATGAATGGAGGTCTCAATGAGCAGCAAGATCGAGCGCCCGACGAGCGGCGGCGCATGGGTCCGGGACCCGAAGACCGGAAAGCTTGAGCCGGCGGCGAAGGCCGGCAAGGAGGGCGCGAAATGAGCCGCTTGACCCGCAAGACGGTCGTCCAGGCCAAGCTGGAAACCGCCTACGGAACGGATCCCGGCGGCTGGGCCGGATCGGATGCCGTCAAGATCTTCAACGCGTCCGTCAACCTTGTCCAAGACGAGGTGTCGCGCGATCTCCTGCGCCCGACGCTTGGGGCGAGCGAGAGCCTGATCGCCGCTCGGCGGGTCGAGATCTCCTTCGACGTCGAGGTTGCCGGCGCCGGCACGTCCGACGCGCCGCCCGCCTGGGGGAAGCTGTTGCGCGCCTGCGGCTTCGCCGAGACGGTGGTCACCGGATCGCATGTCGAATACACGCCGATCTCGGACGGGTTCGAGAGCCTCGCCCTGCGTTACGTGGTCGACGGCGTGACCCATCTCGCGCTTGGCGCGCGCGGCACGGCGACCTGGACGCTCGACGCCTATTCCCGGCCGATCGTGCACTTCGAGTTCACCGGCCTCGACGGTGGATCCGTCGCCGCCAGCGCGTCCGGGTCCTATGCCGGATGGCAGACGCCGAACACGGTGCGGCCGGCGGCAAATTCCAGCCTGTTGATCGGCCCGAGCTATGTTCCGGCCAGCGGAACGCTGAGCGGCGGGACGGCCGTGAACATGAGGGAATTCCGCATCGACCTGAACGCGACGGTCAACCACATCCTGCTGCTCGGTTCCGAGCGGGCGGAGATCACGGATCGCGCGGTGCAGGGCAGCCTGTCCGTCGAGCTGGCCGCAGGCGACGAGGTCGCGTGGCTGAACGACATCCGCGACATCGCGCTGACCTCGCTTGGCTTCCAGCACGGATCGCAGGCGGGCAACATCGTGCGCCTGTTCGCGCCGGCGGTGCAGCGCAGGTCGCCTTCCGTCGTCGACTACGACGGCACGGTCCTGCTCGGGACCGAGCTGACGCTGCTGCCACAGTCCGGCGATGACGAACTGACGGTGGTGACGGCATGAACGATCTCGACGCCTTCGCGCCTCAGCCGGAGATCGTCCGCATCGGCGAGCGCGACGTCGCCGTCGAGCCGATCAGGGTTCGTCAGCTGCCCGCTTTCGGAAGGGCGGTCGCGCCGATCCTCGAGGCGCTCAACGCCGGTCAGGATCCGGCGGCGGTCGCATTGCGAATGTCCCAGAACGTCGTCGATCTGGTCATCGCGGCGACCGATCTCGACCGCGCCTTCATCGAGGACCGTCACCCGGACGACCTGGTGCGCCTGTTGTCCGTGGTCCTGCGGGTGAACGCGGATTTTTTCGCCCGCCGCCTCGCCCCGGCGCTGACCGAGGCGATGCAGGCGGCGACGGAGATGGCGAGTGGGCCGGCGTCTTCGCCTACCTCGTCAGGAAAGGCCACCGCCTCGACGAAGTCCTCGGCCTGACGCTGGCCGGGTTGCGGGCGCTGGTCGACGCGCATGCGGAGTTGGACGCCATGGATGACCGCAAGCTGCTGATTTCGGTTCGGATGGCTGTCTGGGGCGCGCCGGAAGATCTGAAGCGCATCCTGGGCGCCGGTTCCGATCGCGGCCGCATCGACGACGTTGACGCCGCCGCGGCGGCGCTTGGCCTGGGGGTCCCCGCCGATGAGTGAAATGCGGGTTGGGCTGCGCGTCGACGCGGATACCGCCAAGGCCAGGAAGGAAATCGACGAGACGGCGAAGTCCGTCGAGCGGATGGGCGACAAGGCCAGGGCGTCCGGCAAAAAGGCGGCGGAAGGCGGGCGGGAAACACAGGGCGCGATGACGCTGGCCGCGGGATCCGTCGCGAACCTGACGGCCCAGTTCAACGACATCGGGCAGATGCTGGTGGCCGGGCAGAGCCCGCTTCTTCTCGCGATCCAGCAGGGCACGCAGATCACGCAGGTTCTGGGCCCGATGGGCGCGCGCGGGGCTGTGCAGGCGCTGGGCCAGGCGTTCCTGTCCATGCTGTCGCCTCTGAACCTCGTCACGCTCGGCTCCATCGCCGCGGGCGCGGCGCTCGTGCAATGGCTGACCTCGGCCAGCGACGAGGCGCGGTCCCTGGCCGACGAGATCGACGATCTTTCCCGCAGCGTCCGCGATTTCGAGAAGCTTCGCGAGCTGTCCCTCTCGCCTCTTGCGGAGCTGCGGATCGATTTCGGCGACTCGGCCGCGCAGGTGCGCGAGCTTTATGCGGCGCTGGCTGACCTCGCCTTGCTCGACGCCACGAACAAGATCGCCGACGCGGCGGAGGCGATGCGGGACGAGCTGGGCGACCTGACCGGATACGTCCGGCAGCTGCAGTCTCTGGACAATGCGCTGAGGCTTGGCGAGCACCCGGATGACCAGGCAAGGGTGCGCCGACGTATCCTCGCCAACCTGCGCGAGGATTTTGGCCTGACGGAGCAAGAGGCCAGGGCTCTGGCGGAGGCGCTCGACCAGCTGGGCGCGGCGGCGGGGCCAGAGGACGTCGCGGCGGCCGTCAGCGAGATCAACGACGCGTTCGACGGGGTTCTGGCGCGGGCGAAGGATCTGCCCGCCGCCACGCGCGAAGCGGCGCGGGCAGCAAAGGAGATGGCCGTCGAGACCGTCAAGATCAAAGTCGCGACGGATGGTCACGCGCGATCGGCCGAGAAGGCGCGGCAAGAGGCGGAGGCATTGCTGGCGGCGCTCGGTGACGAGGCCGCGATCCGCGCCGCGATCAAGGCCTTTGGCGAGGACAGCGTCGAGGTCGAACGTCTGCGCGTCGAGCAGGCGCGCGCAGCCTTCGCCGCCCGCGTGGACGAGATGCGCATCAGCGAGGACCTCAAGCAGGCGCTGATGGAGGCCTGGGACGCCGCGCGCGGCATAGCCGACGAAGACATCGCGGGCGGCCTCGCCGCGGCGGCGGATCAGGCCGCGGCGCTCGCCAGCCAAATGGAGCGCGCCTCGCGGGCTGCCGAGAACGCCGCCGCAGCCGCCGCCAGCGCCGCGAAGGAGAGCGAGCTTCGCCGCCAGTACAAGGACGACCCCGTGGCGCTGGCCGGCGAGCTGGCGGCCCTGCGCTTCAAGGCGCGCGTCGGCGACTACTCCGGGTTCGATCCGATCCTGCGCTCCGAGATCGACAAGCGCCTCGCCGAGACCGTGGCGGCGGCGCAGGCGGAGGCGCGCAACCGGCAGGCCCTGGCCGCGGAGAGCAGGACGCGCGCGCGACGCCCAGGCGGGCGTGCGCAGGACGACACGGACAGGGCCCGCGCCGCGTTCGAGCGGCTGCGCGCCAGCGTGGACGACGCCTACGCGGCGCAGAAGCGCTACGCGGATGCGGAACGTGTGGCGAACGAAGCGGTCAAGAACGGCATCGTCAGCAAGGAAGCGGCCGCAGACGTGCTCGCCCGCGTCCGGCAGGCCATCGATGATGCCACGCGCGCCGCGCAGGAGAACTCGGCGACGGGATGGCAGGCCGTGACCGATGCGCTCGACGCCTACGCCCAGAAGGCTTCGGATGTCGGCGGTCAGATCGGCGACGCCATCGTCGGCGCTTTCAATTCGGCGGAAAACGCCGTGGCGAACTTCGTTCGGACCGGCAAGCTGGACTTCCGCAGCCTGGCCTCGTCCATCATCGCCGATCTCTCGAGGATCGCGCTGCGCAAGATCCTGCTTGAGCGTGTCGCCAAGGCCCTTGGGTCTGCCTTCGGCGGCGGCACGTCCGCCTCGATTTTCCATGCCGGCGGCGTGGTCGGCGGCGCCGCACCGTCCCGGACCGTGCCCGCGATGGTCTTTGCCGGGGCGCCGCGCATGCACGGCGGCGGCTGGGCCGGGCTGCGGTCTGACGAAGTGCCCGCGATCCTGCAGCGTGGCGAGCTGGTCCTGTCGCGCCGCGAGGCGCGGGCCTACGCAGCCGGCGGAGGCGGTGTCAACGTCACCATCATGGCGCGCGATGTGGAAAGCTTCCGCCAATCGCGGGCCCAGGTCGCCGCGGACATCGCGCGCGCCGTTTCTCTCGGGCGGAGGGGGCTGTGATGGCGTTTCACGAGGTCCGGTTCCCAGTGGACATCAGCCGAGGCGCGCGCGGCGGGCCCGAACGCAAGACGCAGATCGTCGAGCTCGCCTCCGGCGACGAGGAGCGAAACGCCAGCTGGGCGAACAGCCGGCGGCGCTACGACGTCGCCTACGGGATCCGCAGCGCCGACGATCTGGCGGCGGTTGTCGCCTTCTTCGAGGCGCGGAACGGGCGGCTCTACGGTTTCCGCTTCAAGGACTGGGCCGACTACAAGTCATGTCTGCCTTCGCAGGCGCCGTCGCCGACCGACCAGGTGATCGGAACCGGGGACGGCGCGACGACGTCGTTCCAGCTGGCGAAGGTCTACGCCTCGGGGGCGCAGAGCTGGACGCGGACCATCTCCAAGCCGGTCGCGGGCAGCGTGACCGTCGCGCTCGACGGCGTCGAGCAGGCCGCCGGCTGGTCCGTCGACGTCGCCACCGGCCTCGTGACCTTCGACGCCGCCCCGCCTTCCGGCGCCGCCATCACCGCCGGCTTCGAATTCGACGTTCCCGTCCGCTTCGACACCGACGCGCTCGACGTCACGCTCGACATCGAGCGGCTCGGGTCCATCGCGTCGATCCCCTTGATCGAGGTGCGCAGATGACCGGACAAGTGCGAAGCCCGCATCCGCGCGCCGGCGAGATCGTGATCGGAATGGTCGCGCTCTACTGGGGAGCCGCGGTCTCGATCTGGCCGAACGACCCCGGCCTGAGCTGGGCCGGGCTGGACTACGAGACGGCCCGCTGGCGCGGGATCATCTGCATCCTGTCCAGCATCTTGCTCGCCATCGGATGCCGCGTGAACGGCATGTGGCGCTACTCGCCGGTCGTGAGGGCGGCCGGCCTGGCCGGGATCGCCAGCGTGTCCGGCCAGCTTGCGTTCGCCGCCTTCGGCACGTCCGGCAGCACATGGGCGATCTACTCCGGGGCGACGGCTGCGTGCGTTTCCATCCTCGTCGGGACGGCGATCGACGCCGTCGCGGTGCTCAAGCGTGGGGGACCCTATGCCGCTCGACATTGAACTGCTGCGCGAGCCGATCGTGATCTACGGGCTGATCGTCGTCGGCCTGATCATCTATCGGCAACCGCTGACCGAATGGCTGCAGCGGAAGTCGCGCATGCTGGAGCTGGCGGCGACGGGCGTGGGGCAGCTGCGCGAGAACCTGGACCAATGGCACGTGACCAACGCCGAGGTCATCAAGCTGCGGCGCGCAGCCGAGGAGACCCTGGCCGAGACGCGCATGATGCGGGCCGAGATCGAGGCATTGCGGCGCAACGTCGGGGACGGCGTGAGCACGCTGCACCGCATGTCCGAGCGTCTGGCCGTCATCGAGGGGAGGAAGTCGCGATGAAGGTCTCGGCTGACGGCATGCTGGCGATCGCGCGCTTCGAGGGCGTCGTCCCCGCGCCGTATCTCGACGCCGCCGGCGTCTGGACGTTCGGCATCGGTCACACCGCAGCTGCCGGTCCGCCCGATCCGGCGACCATGCCCCGCGGGATGCCGGAGGATCTGGAGGCCGGGATCCGCGAGGCGTTCCGGGTGTTTCGCAACGACCTTGCCCGCTACGAGGCCGACGTCTCGCGCGCCGTTACCGCGCAGCTTGAACAGCACGAATTCGACGCGCTGGTGTCGTTCCACTTCAACACGGGCGGCATAGCGCGGGCCGAGCTGACGCGGCGCCTGAACGAGGGCGACAAGGCCGGGGCCGCGGCCGCATTCATGAATTGGCGGCGGCCGGCGTCGATCATTCCGCGCCGCGAGGCGGAGGTCTGCCTGTTCGTGACGGGCAGATACCCCGGCGGACCGATCCCTGTGTGGGCTGTGGACGGGACGGGCGAGATCCGCTGGTCGGAACCTGTCCGCCGCCTGACGGCAGGCGAGGCGCGCGCACTTCTGCCGGCGCGGGGGCCGGATATGCGGCTTGGCTTGTGGCTCGCGCGCGCGCTCGAACTGATCCGCAAACTGCTTCGGAGGTGATCCATGCGCTACATCCGCCCGCGGTCGCTCACATGGTGGTCAGGCGTACTGGCGACGACCACCGGCGTTGCGGCGCTGGCCGCGCCCGCGTCCGAACCCGTTGGCGAGCTCGGCCGGCTGCTGGCGCTGTTCGCCGGTTCCGGCGACGCGTCTCCGGCGGGCCTGATCTTCCTCGGTCTCGGCCTCATCGGCGTCCGCGACCGTCTGGAGCGGGGGTTCCGGGGCGATGCTTGATTTCATCTCCGGGTTCATGGCTGGTGGCGCGCTCGGGATGCTGATCGTGGCCCTGAGCGTCGCCGCCTCGCGTGGGAGGCGCGGAGATTGATGGTGGGAACGTTTCGCCCCGCATTCACAGGTGAGGCGCGCCGCCGCATCACGCGACTTGATCTCCGCGTTGCGCGTGCGCCGGCGGCGCCGACGCCAGACTGGCCAGACAACACCGTCGCGCTGTGGCTGATCTTCGGCCAGTCGAACGCCGAGGGCTACGCGCCCTGGCGGCAGGACCCGGCCAAGGCGGACCCGGCGCAGGCGGTCGCGTTCCTGAGCGCGGCCGAGCGCGCCGTGCATCCCTGGTGGCGGCTGAGCTCGCGCGGGGCGGGGGCGACCGCCGGCCGCTTCGAGGCGCAGGGGCTGGCGACGGACGCCTCGCCGCGCACCTCGGGCAAGGTGTGGACCACGGGCGCGAACGGCATCCCCGAGGGCACGGCCTCGTTCGGGCCCGAGATCGGGCTCGTGCGGCATGTGCTGGGCGGCGGCGCGCCGGCCTCGTGGCGCAACGACGCGGCGCCCAGTCTCTACATCCTCAAGCAGACCGAGGGCGGGCGCTCGGTCGATCACTTCCGCTGGGGCGGGCCGGGGCAGGACCTGATCCTGACCGCGCTGCGCCAGAGCTCGGGCGAGACGCTGACCTCGCTCGCGGCGGCGAAGACGGTGCTGATCCAGGGGCTGATCTTCGTCATCGGCGAGAAGGACAGCACCACGCTGCACCCGAGCGGCGCCTCGATGGCCGAGAGCCTGGACGTGCGCTTCGCCGACTGGGTGCGCCAGATCCGCGCCGCGCTGGGGGTCGAGGCGCCGGCGGTCTTCGTCGAGATCTTTGATGCGCTCGACGCGCGCAAGCAGACCGCCAATGCGCGCCTGCACGCGCTGGCCGCCTCGATCCCGAACGCGGCGGTGATCGCGCGCGATCCCGCCTGGCAGACGGTGGGCGACGGCATCCATTACGACGCGGCCGCGCAGGCGGCGATCGGCGACGCGGTCTTCGCCCATTTCCGCCAGAGCTACGGGCGGCCGGGCGACGGGCTGGTGACGGGCTTTCCCTTCGCCGGGCTGCGGCCGTGGTTTCATGTGCCGCCGCTGTTCATCGACGACGGGGGCACGAACATGCGCATCGCCGCCACCCCGGCGGCCTCGGGCACGATCCACGCGCTGGTCACCGACGCCGACGCGCCCGTTCCCGACGCCGCCGCGATCCGCGACGCCTCGGCCGCCGCGCCGGGCTTTCGCAAGGCCGTGACGGCGGATCAGGAGGCGGTCTGGTGGTCGGGCTCGGGCGTGTTCCAGTCGAACGTGACGCAGGACTGCCATTTCGTGCTCGAGGACGCCGCGGGCCAGCTGGGCGAGGTGGCGACGGTGCGGCGCTGGGCGAACGCCAAGTTCGCGCCGGACCTGGCGCTGGTCTCGACGGCGGGCGGGGCGGCGTCGTTCTCGGTGCGGCCGGCCTTCACGGGCGATCTGAGCTGGGCGCTGCATGCGGGCGCGCGCGGCTTCATGCGCCCCGAGGACGTCGAGACCGCGGCCTTCGAGCCGGTCGATGCGGGCCAGATGGCGGTCACGGCCAACACGGACGTGCAGATCGACGTCACGGGGCTGACGCCGGGGCAGGAATACACGCTGCTCGTCACGGGCCGGAAGAACGGGACCGAACGCGCGGTGACCCAGTCGGAATCGGTGATCGCCGCATGAGAAGGAGGGAAGCGTGGTCTCAATCAGATCCTACGCCGGAGAGCCGCTCTTCCTGCGGCTGACGGTCCTCGATGAAGACGGCGCGCCGATCGACGTGTCCGGCGCGTCCATCCAGATGGCCATCGGGCCGGTGGGCAGCACCGATGCGCTGGCCACGTTCGCCGCCCACGCGCAGGTGGTCGACGGACCGTCCGGGCGCGTGGACATCGTCGTCCCGGCTGCCGAGGCGGACGCCGGCATCCCGACGGATCGCAGCCTGGCGCTGGCGGTGTGGGTGGACGGCTATGTCCACCTGGCCGGTCTCCTCACGCGCCAGTCCATCCCCGTGCCGGAGTGACGTTGCGATGGCGTTGGACCTTATCGGGTGGCTGCTGGCGGGTCTGGGCGCCTTGCTGGGCGTCGTTGTCGGGGGGTTCTTCGGTCGCGCCAGAGGGCGGCGCGAAGGCAGAAGGGAGGCGGAGCGCGATGCGCTGGAACGGATGCACGAACGGATCGAGAGCGGGCGCTCGGCGGTGCGCGATGGCCGCGACGCTGGCGATCCCGCTGAGCGGCTGCGCCGCAACGACGGGCGCTGGTGATGCGGGCTGCGCGGCCTATGCCGAGGCACGTCTGGCGCGCCCGCCTGCTGCGTCGCTGGTCGAAGTGCCGCGCCCGTGGGCGCTGTGGATCGCCGACCTCGATGATCGCATGACGGGAACCTGCCGATGAAGTCCATCTCTCCAGAACTGCAGGCGCATCTCGACGACGGCACGACGACGCTTGCCTGGTGCTGGCGGATCACGCGCGCCGACGGCGAGGTGTTCGGCTTCACCGACCATGACCGGACGCTGAGCTTCGACGGCGTCGACTTCGAGCCGGAGAGCGGCTTCACCGCCGCCGAGATCCGCTCCGCCTCCGATCTCGCGGTCGATGCGCAGGACGCCGAAGGCGCGCTCAGCTCTGATCGCATCACCGAAACCGACATCATCGACGGGCGCTGGGACAACGCCGAGGTAGAGGTCTGGCGGGTGAACTGGCAGGACGTCTCGCAGCGCGTGCTGATGCGGCGCGGGGCCATCGGTCAGATCCGGCGCGGGCGCGTCGCGTTCACGGCGGAGGTGCGCAGCCTGTCCCACGTGCTCAATCAGACGGTGGGCCGGACGTATCAGGCGACCTGCGACGCCGCGCTGGGCGACGCGCGCTGCAAGGTCGACCTGGAGGATCCGGCTTTCAAATCCGCAGGTTCTGTGACGGGCATTCTGCGCGAGCGCAGTTTCTCGGTCTACGGCCTCGAGGCCTTCGAGGCTGGCTGGTTCGCGTTGGGATACGTCGAGTGGACGAGCGGCGCGAACGCCGGCCGTTCGGCTGAGATCGCGGCGCATGAGATCGCCGACGGCGTCGTGACGATCACGCTGCTCGAGCCGCCCGTGCGCCAGGTGTCGGTCGGCGACGCTTTCGTCGCGCGCGCCGGCTGTGACAAGCGGATCGAGACGTGCCGCGCGAAGTTCGCGAACGCCGCCAATTTCCGGGGCTTCCCGCACATTCCCGGCCAGGACGCGGTGATGCGCTACGCGACGCGCGACGGCGGGCACACGGGAGAGGTGCTGTGACGGCGGACCCGGAACTGGTGATCGCGGCGGCGCGAGCGTGGCTGGGCACACCCTACCACGACCAGGCGAGCCTGCGCGGCGTCGGCTGCGACTGCCTCGGGCTCGCGCGCGGGGTCTGGCGCGAGGTTGTGGGGCCTGAGCCTTTCCCGATCCCGCCCTATAGCCGCGACTGGGGCGAGACGGGGCCGCGCGAAGTGCTCGCCGAGGGGGCGAGGAGCATGATGATCGAGATCTCTCCGGCCGAGGCCGGGCCGGGCGCGCTGGTCCTGTTCCGCATGGCGCGGCGCGCGATCGCGAAGCACGTCGGCATCATGACGGGGCCGCGCAGCTTCATCCACTCCTACGAGCGCCTCGGCGTGATCGAGGAGCCGCTCACGCAAGCCTGGCGGCGGCGCATCGCCTACGCCTTCCTGTTCCCTGCCCGGGGCGAGGTCTGACATGGCGACGGTGATCCTGGGCGCGGCGGGCGCGGCCATCGGCGGGGCGATCGGCGGGTCGATCCTTGGCGTCGGCGGCGCGACCATCGGCGCCTTCGTCGGCGCGAGCATCGGGTCGGCCATCGACACCTACATCATCTCCTCGGTGCTCGCGCCGTCGCAACGCGTCGAGGGCGCGCGGCTCGATCAGCTGACCCTGACGTCCTCGACGGAGGGCGCCGTCATCCCGCGCGTCTATGGACGCATGCGCATCGGCGGCAACGTGATCTGGGCGACCGACTTTCGGGAGGAGCGCAAGACCAGCACCGAGGGCGGCGGCAAGGGCGGCGGCGGCGGCAAGGTCACGACGACCGAGTATCTCTACTACGCCAGCTTCGCCGTGGCGCTTTGCGAAGGGCCCATCGCCGGCATCGGGCGGATCTGGGCGGACGGGAAGCCGCTGGACATGACCGGCGTGACCTGGCGCTGGTATCCAGGCGACGAAGCGCAGGAGCCCGATCCGTTCATCGCGGGCAAGATGGGCGCCGACGGCACGCCGGCCTATCGCGGCACAGCCTACGTCGTCATCGAGGATCTGCCGCTGGCGAATTTCGGCAACCGCCTGCCGCAGATTTCGTTCGAGGTGTTCGCGCCGCTGGCCGATCCGGACACGCTCGAGGGTCTTGTGAAGACCGTCACAATGATCCCGGCGTCGGGAGAATGGGTGTATGGCACGACGGCCGTGCGCAAGGGCGCGCGCGGCGCGCAGACGGCCGAGAACCTTAACGCCGACAACGACAAGACCGACATGGTCGTGTCGCTGGACCGTCTCGAGGCGAGCGCGCCTCACGTCGAAATGGTGAACGTCGCCGTCGCCTGGTTCGGGGACGATCTGCGCGCTGCGGAGTGTCGCCTGCGACCGGGCGTGGACGATGCCGCGAAGACCACCACGCCGCTGACCTGGGAGGTGAACGGGGTCACGCGCGCGACGGCGCATGCGGTCAGCCAGGACAGCTACGGCCGCGCGGCCTATGGCGGCACGCCGGCTGACGTGGCCGTGCTCGAGGCAATCCGAGAGATGAAGGCGCGCGGCCTGCGCGTCGGCTTCTATCCGTTCATCCAGATGGACATCCCGTCCGGCAACGGGCTGCCCAACCCCTGGCAGGGCTCGCAGGACTTCGTCTATCTCGGCGACGGCTTCGGATTTGGCACGAACGGGATCATCCTCGCGGGCGCGCAGGACGACCTGTTCTCGGCCAATCATCAGAATCCCAATCCCATCAACGGAGACTGGTGGGATTGGGATACAATCGGCGTCGAGGAGGCGGTCATCGTCCGCGACTTCGACTTGCGCGCCTTGGGCATCAGCGCCGCTCAGGTGGACGCGGGACTCGTGCAGGTGTCCGTGGCCGGCACGGCGGGCAACTTTTTCTTGAACTGGGGTACTCCCTACCTGGACGTGTTCGGCATTCCAGAGGCTGCCGGGGGCGGAAAGGACTTCCAGGCTTCGGTGCTGGCCGGCGGCGTGTGGGCGAACCCGTTCGCGGGCAACCCGGACAGTTTCTCGCTCACGCGCACGATCCCGCCCGGCTCTCGCTGGATCAGGCTGCAGTTCCGCGCGGACGTGGCGGCGATCGCGGTCAACCTGACGCAGCTAACGATCGGCCAGGTTGATCTGCGCGAACGCGAGACCAGCCAGCCCGCCCACCCATGGCGGGGGCGCATCACGGTGGACCCTGCGCCCGGACTGCCAGGCACGGCGGACAAGACGGCCGACGCGGCTACGCAGATCGCGGCGTTCTTCGGCGCGGCGACGCCAGCGGACTTCGCGGTGTCCGGCGATGAGGTGACGTGGACAGGAGATCCGACCGAGCAGAGCTACCGGCGCATGGTGCTGCACTACGCGCATCTGTGCGCGGCGGCGGGCGGCGTGGACACGTTCCTGATCGGATCGGAGCTGCGCGGCCTGACGAGCGTGCGCGACGACACCGGCGCCTACCCTGCCGTGCAGCAGCTGATCAGCCTGGCGGCGGATGTGCGGGCGATCCTTGGCCCGGACGTCGAGATCAGCTACGCCGCCGACTGGTCGGAGTATTTCGGCCACCATCCGCAGGATGGCAGCGGGGACGTGATCTTCAATCTGGATCCGCTGTGGGCCGATGCGAACATCGACTTCGTGGGCATCGACTACTACGCGCCGCTCTCCGACTGGCGCGACGGCTTCGAGCATGCCGACGCGGCCGAGGGCTGGCCCTCGATCTACGACCGCGGCTACCTGCAGGCGCAGATCGAGGGCGGCGAGGGCTACGACTGGTTCTACGCTTCGGAGGATGACCGCGCCGCGCAGATCCGCACCCCGATCACGGACGGCGCGGCCGGCAAGCCCTGGGTGTTCCGCTTCAAGGATCTGCGCAGCTGGTGGTCGAATCCGCACTACGATCGGCCCGGCGGCGTGGAGAGCTCCACGCCGACCGCCTGGACGCCGGAGTCGAAGCCCATTCGGTTCACCGAGATCGGCTGCCCGGCCATCGACCGCGGCAGCAACCAGCCGAACGTCTTCTTCGACGCGAAATCCTCGGAGAGCGCGCTGCCCTGGTTCTCGCGCGGCTGGCGCGACGACGCCATCCAGCGCGCCTATCTCGAGGCGGCGTATCTCTACTGGTCGGATCCCTCCCGCAACCCGACGTCCAGCGTCTACGCCGGCCCCATGGTCGACATCGCCGGATCGGCGGCGTGGACGTGGGACGCCAGGCCATATCCGTGGTTCCCGGCGCTGACGGACGTCTGGGCGGATGGCGAGAACTGGCGCCGCGGGCATTGGCTGACCGGTCGCCTCGGCGCTGCGTCTCTGGCGGCGTTGGTGCGCGACATCTGCGCGCGCGCGGGCCTGCCCGAGGATCGCATCGACGTGTCCGGCCTGTGGGGCGCGGTCGACGGGCATGTGATCGCGGCGCTGGAGTCCCCGCGCGCGTCGATCACCACGCTGGCGCGGCATTTCGGCTTCGATGCCGTCGAGAGCGAGGGCGTCATCCGCTTCGTCATGCGCGGGCGGGGGCCGGTGGCGGGGGTCGCGCCGGACGATCTTGTGACTGCGCGCGAGGGCGACGTGCTCGAGCTGACGCGCGGCCAGGAGACCGAGTTGCCGCAGGCGCTGAAATGGCAGGTCGCGCGCGCGGACGAGGATTATGAGGCGGCCCAGGTGGAGGCGCGGCGCATCACGGTCGATTCCTCGCGCGTGACGTCGGAGACCTTCCCGATGGCGGCGCCGCCAGAGGAGGCCGAACGCCGGTGTCGGCGCGCGCTGATCGAGGCCTGGGCGGGGCGCGAGGGCGCGGTCTTCCGCCTGCCGCCGTCGCGCCTGGCGCTTGATCCGGCCGATGTGGTGACTCTGGATCACGACGGGCGCGCGACGCCGATGCGGATCGTCTCGGTCGCCGACGCAGATGCGCGCGCCGTGGAAGCCGTCCGGCAGGATCGCGAGGCCTACGACCTGCCGCCCGGCGGATCGCGGGCCAGCGCGCTCGCGCGCATGGCGGTCTTTGGCGCGCCCGAGGTTGTGTTCCTTGACCTTCCGCAGCTCACCGATGATGCGCCTGCCCATCGACCGCGCATCGCCGCCTTCTCGGTGCCGTGGCCGGGCGAGATGGCGGTGTTCCGCAGCCCATCGACGGACGGGTTCGAGCTGCTGACGGCGCTCGGCGCGCAGGCGCGCATCGGCACGCTGGTCACGGACTTCCACGCCGGGCCGACTTCTCGCTTCGATCATGGCAACGAGATGATCGTCGATCTGCTGACCGGCACGCTCGAGAGCGTCACCGACATCGCTCTGTTCGGCGGCGCGAACGCGATTGCGGTCGAGAGCGCGCCCGGGGCCTGGGAGATCGTCCAGGCCGGCGAGGCGGAGCTGCTGGCGCCCGGCCGCTACCGGCTCACGCGGCTGCTGCGCGGCCAGCGCGGCACCGAGTGGGCGATGGGCGATCCGACGCCGGCCGGCGCGCGCGTCGTCGTGCTGGACGAGGCTGTCCCGTCTCTGCCCGTTTCCGAGGCCGATCTCGGCATTCCGTGGAACTGGCGCATCGGCCCCGCCACGCGGCCGGTGAGCGACGACAGCTACGTCGCCGCCGAGTTCACGCCCGATGGCGTCGGGCTGCGGCCGTTCTCGCCGGCCCATGTCGAGCAGCCGTGGCGCAGGCCGCGAACGCCGGGCGATCTGACCATCAGCTGGATCAGACGGTCGCGCGCGCTCGCCGCGGACAACTGGCGGCCGGCAGACGTGCCCTTGGGCGAGGATTCGGAGGCCTACGAGGTCGAGATCCTCGACGGCGCGACGGTCAAGCGGGTGCTGAGCTCGACCACCACCAGCGTGCTCTACGCCGAGGCCGATCAGGTTGCGGACTGGGGCGCGCCTCTGGGGCCCGGCGACAGCCTGGCGGTGCGCATCTACCAGATTTCGGAGGCGGTCGGGCGTGGCGCGCCGGCTGACTTCGTGCTGAGTTTCTGAGGGGGAACCATGAGCCAGACGACCCACCTTGCCCTGCCCTACATCCTGGCCGCGCAGGCGCAAAAGCACGTGACGCACAACGAGGCCCTGCGGATCCTCGACGGGCTTGTGCAGCTCTCGGTCATCGACCGTGATCTGACGGACCCGCCGGCGAGCCCGGCCGACGGCGACCGCTACATCGTGGCGGCCGGCGCGACCGGCGACTGGTCAGGCTGGGATCTGAACGTCGCGCTGTGGACCGACGGCGCATGGATGCGCCTGCCGCCGCGAATCGGCTGGCGCGCGTGGGTGGAGGACGAGGGGCTGCTGCTGGTCCATGACGGCACGACCTGGACGCCGGCCGGAGGTCTGCTCGCCGCGCTGGGCGACGTCGATGTGTCGTCGGCCGCGGACGGAGACGGGCTGCTCTACGACAGCGCGACCGGCACGTGGGTCGCGGGTCCGGTGGCGACGACGAGCCCGTATGACGTTCGTGTGGCGTTCTCGGCCGCGCCCGCAGCGGATGAGGTGATCGACACGATCGCTATCCCGCGCGACTGGATCCTGCCCGCGAACCTGGCCGGATCGAGCGGGGCGGTCGGGGCCGCGCCGGCGGCGCAATTCGTGCTGTCGGTCCGCGACGACGGCATCGAGGTCGCGCAGATCTCCGTCGCCACGGACGGGACGATCACGACCACGACGACCGGCGGGGCGGGTCTGACCGTCGCGGCCGGATCCCTGGTGACCATCGTCGCGCCATCGACGGCAGATGCACAGATTGCGAACCTCACCTTCACGATCGCCGGGGAGGCGTCCTGATGCTTCTGGACATGCCGCGCAGGGTATCGCTGGCCGCCGCCGCCTCGGCGCAGCAGATCATCGCCGCGGCCTTCGCGAGCGGGAAGGGCGGCATCTGGATCGACGCCAGCCAGACGTCCAGCCTGTGGCAAGACGCGGCCCGGACGATCCCGGTCAGCGCGCCCGGCGATCCTGTCTTGGCGTTTGACGACTTGAGCGGCAACGGCAATCACTCCTACAGTTTCTCGTCAGCGGCGGTCTACGATGTTGTAAGCGGTGTCGGTCAGATTCGCCAGACGTCGCGCGGGCATCTGTGGCAGGTCCATTCGTCCTACCCCAACATCTCAACCATCTACATCGCCGCCGCTCTCGGCTACACGTCCACGGACGCCTATGGTCGGCTTTGGAGTCTGGCATGGGAGACGAATAACACCTTTGATTATCAAGATCCGACCGGCGTGATGTGCAACGCCACGAGCGCCGGGGTTGTCGTCGGTCGAAACAATGGCAACTACGGGATGTCGCCTCGGCAGGCGGTTCCGCAGAGCTTTTGGGTGGACTATTTCGGCACGCACCTGACGCAGAGCGCGGTGGTCAACGGGACGGCGTACGACTTCGCGGTAACGCCGGAGACCGTCCTTAGCTGGCAGCGCCTGTGGCTCGGCTATGCAGGCACGCGCGGCGTCGATCTTCGGCTGCGCGAGTTGGTGATCGTGCATGACTGGACCCCGACGGCGGCAGAGCGGGCGACGATCCAGGCGCACATGGCCGCCAAGGCGGCCGCGTGA